TAGTAGATGTGCTCGAACTTGGCGTCGCCGCCACCGAACGCGGACGCGAGTCCTACCTTCGCGTGACGCTCGAACGCGATAATCGTCGGCGGGAGCACCGGGAACTCTTCCCGGCTTCCGTCCCGCCGCTCAACGGAGACGGAGATACGAAGCATGGTTACGCGACGGCCTGCGCGATCGAGCCGCCCGAGTAGGTGACGGTCACTTCGACCAACTCGCCGACGTTGACCGTGATCGGCAACGACGCGAGATAGCCGCCCGTGTGCGTGTAACGCGGCGACGATGCGCCGGGGGCCGCGGCGAGTGGCTCGTAAATGATGTCCGACTTCGTGCCCACGTCACCGAAGAGCGTCTGAATGACGTCAGTCGTAGCGAAGTTGCCGAGGAGCGTAAACGTAGTCTGAGCGTCCGGGAGACCGGCGACGTTCTGCACCGACGAATCGGCGAGGGTCGTCGCGACCAATGCCGGGACGTTCGGGTCCATCGTGATCGAGGTGAGTTGGTCCTTGAGATCGACGCCGCCGACGGTGAATACCGCCGCCGTGCCGAGTTGGGTCGTCGTTGCCATGTGCTAGATGCTACTCGCTTTCCGGGTATTTGTTGCTAGAGGTTTTCTTCTTCGGGCGATCATAGTCGGCGACCGGCTCGAGATGCCCGGACGCGACACGCTTCGAGACGTCGATCCCCCGGGCCGCGAGATCGGCGGCCTCGATGATCTCGCCCATCTCACACGAGACAAGGTTCCGAGCGGTGACGCGGTACTTCATCCCCACAACGCTACCGCATACCTATAGGCGAGCATCTCGACACCAGCGACCGTAAGCGATATCGGGGTAGCGGACACTACCCGCACCGAAGATACCGATCCGTCGAGCGTCTGATCTGCTTCGATCTTGGTCTTTATCGAGTTCGTCCCGGTGGCGGTAAGGAATGAGTCCAAGTAGTCCTGCGCCGCGCGGTCGGACATTCTGCCGGCGATCAGGATGAGGTCAACTTCGGCGGAGTCTGCGCCACGAGCGAACACGAGGTCCCAAGTGATCGAGAGTTGTCCAATGACGAGGGCCGGCGGGATCAAGCCGTCCGGGACGGTGTCATATACGCGGAGGCCCGTAATGTTGACTGCGGCCTTGAGTTTGTCGCGGACAAGGCTTGGGGTCACGCGACTACCTCGCGACGGTATGCGCGCACGATCGCGGCGATATCACGTCCGAGGGGCGACATTCGGATAGCCCCCAACTCGGACAAGCCGACCACGCCGCCGACGCTCGAGGCCCGCTTCATGTAGTCGGCGGACAGGATGAGACACGCCTCGACGATGTCATCCGGGACCGAAGGCCATCCCCACTTGGCGGTCACTTGCACCGACGGACGGAACGAAGTCGGGAACGGCCACGTCGAAGTACCAGTCGAGCCGACCATCGTCACCATCGTGTACGGGCGGCCCTTCGACGGGGCGTTTACCGGGTCGAGAATGAAGTCGACGTCGATCGTAAGCGCGTCCGTGTAGTTACCCTTGCCGTCCGCGTCGAGATTCACGGCGAGATCGGTCGTCGTGGAGATGTCGTCCACGATGAGCCGGTAGATGTCCTGCGGGCGATAGAGCCGAGCGGACGCTACCGAGTCGGCGTAGAACCGGCGATTAGCGATCCGGTCGATCGACCGGGACGCGGCTTCGATAGCGGACTCGATGCTCGAGGTCTCCGCCGCCGTAAGCGTGGTCATGCCCGTATAGTTCTGAAACTCGGCGAGCGTGACGTAGCCGTTCGTGATCGCCATAGTTCTAGACCTTCTTTCGTGCGGGCTTCTTCTTTACTGGTTTGGCGTCGACCCGCCCCGGAGCGGGGTCTACCTCGCGCTCGATGACGGGCGACGTGTAGCCGAGGCGGGCCAACTCGACGTCGACGGCGTGAACGCGCTCGACGAGGCCACGGGCCGCTAGGCCGCGTCGTTCTTCGAGTAGTGCGTTGATGTAATGCGTCGACATGATCGGGGTCTAGGTTGACCCGCCCGGGCGGAGGAGGAGAACGCCCGGGCGGATCAGATCGCTAGAACGTCGGGGTGACGAGGCCCGTACCGCCGACGAGGGCAAATGCCTTGTCGTAGCGGTTCGCGGTGTATGCGCTGTATCCGTAGACGACCATCTTCACTTCGAGTTCGGCGGACTTGACGTCCTCGAATCGGAGCATGAACGGCGAGCCGCCCGAGGTCTCCCAGAGGTGCGACTCCTGCGAGTTACCGACGACGATAACGTCCTCGTTCTCGCCGACGCCGTTCGTGATCGTCAGGTTCGCGTCGGTGATGACCGGGAGGCCGGCGATCGAGTAGCCGCTATTGCCGTACACGACCGAGCCGGAGCCGACCGAGATCGCGTTATTCGGACCGTTCGGCGTCGGGACGGCGAGCGGGCGGCCCGTCGAGTCCACGGCGGCGAGAATCCACGCGAGACGGCGCGGGTGCATGAGGATGAAGTTCGGACCACCGAAGTAGTTCGTCTGGATGCGCTGTACGCAGTCCAGCAACTTCGGGTACAACTCGGCGACGGTCGGCGAGGCGTCCGTGTAGGTGACGACCTGCGTCGTGGTGCTGACCATCGAAGCGACCGCCGAGGCGTCCAACTTCGTGTGATAGGCCGAGACGAGGTCCGCCATGACGAGGGCGTCGATGCCCGTACCACGCTCGAGGGCCTGACGGCTGACGTTCTGCTGGCCGGCAATCGTTACGACCGAGATGTCCAACTTGGTGTCGTCCATGTTCGTCTCTTGCACGGCGGAGCCTTCCGACTGGGTGTCGACGGCGGAGCCGGTCGTAACCTTCGAGATCGAGATGGTCATACCCTGCGCCGGGAGGGCGTGCTTGCGGGAGATGTCCGCGAACGGGCGACCCGCACGAGCGAACGGCGCGGCGAGATCGGTCAGATACTGCGGGACGACGAGACCGGCGAAGGCGGACGTGCCGACGTCGCGCTTCTCGATCTTCTCTTCCTGCTGATGGCGGGCGATGCGGGACTGCGCGTCGAAGTCGCCGAGCACCTGCGCGGCGAATGCGTCACGGACGAACGAGTGCTCGCCGTTCTCGTGGTAGGTACGCTCTTCGCGAGTGACCTTCCATCCGCCAGCCGAGCGGGTCTCGGCCTTGTCGCCTTCGACCTTGCGGGCCATCTGAACGGCCTCGGCCTTGCGGGTCTCGATGTCAGTTACCTGCGCGATGCGCTCGTCCAACTTCTCGATTTCCTTCGCGAGGGCCTGCACGTTGGCGGCCTCGACGTCGGTGATATCGCGATCCTCTTCGGCGGCGCGGTTCAGGGTCGCGTCGATGAGGTCGGCCTTCTGGTTGCGCTTCTCGTGAAGCGATGCGAGGAACGGGTTATTCATTGTTGTAGTCCTTGTGAGTAATGGGTTCGGGTTGGTGTTATCCGGGTGTCCATCGCTCGCCGTTCGCGGGTGTCCCATCGTGGGAGGTGCGCGCTATTCGAGCCGGAGGTGCGGCCTAGCGTGGAGTCTAAGCGGGCGGATCGAGTTTCACAAGTGCGCGCTCGGCGTCGAGTGAGTCGATGATCGACTGCGCCCACGCTTTACCCGGGTCGCCGCCCCACAACGCCCACGCGATCCGACCCGCCGACGGGTAGCCGGGTTCGCCTCGACTGAAGCCTTCGCCGTTCTTGTCGACCTCGTGGCGTGCAAAGTAGGAAACCATGCGGGCCACGGTGTCGCGTGAGAGGTTCTTACGATTTACGATGTCCCGGGCGCGGGCCACGCCGACCTCGGTTCCGCCGCGTCCGAACGCTTCGCGCCACTCGAGACCGCGACGAGCCTCCGCGACCATGCCGTCGTTAGGTGCGTAGCCTTCGGCGCGTTTCGCGATCAGTTGCGCGTAATAGTCAGGCTCGGCGGCAATGTTGCCGGCGATCGCGTCGTCGGTTATCTGCTTCGAGAATCGGGCCTCGTCCTCGGCGATATTTAGCGCGGCGAGTTGGGCGAGTGCTTCGCGGCGGGTGCGATGGCATCCCTCGACAGTTCCGTCGGAGTCCTTGACTACCGCATACCCGGAGCGGCATTCCGGGTTAGTTGTTTCGATATGCCACGGCATCGGCTAGGCGTCTTGCATGATGACGCAGAGCGTCTCGGTGACGCCGTCCGCGGTGACGCAGTAGAGCGATTCGCCGGGCGGGATGCCGCCTTCGAGCGG